ACGTGGTTGCGCCTTGCGCCATACCTTTCAACTGCTGCCCAAGCCCACCTTCAGGACCGGGCGCACTAAAACCTTGACCTTCGCCAACCACGCCGGGGCCTTGTTCGCCAATTCCTGCCATGCGCGACCGTCGTCCAGCACGTTGAAGCGCCTGCTCTTCAGACGACAAACGCCCATTGTTGGGGGCAGCGTTAGACACGCCGCCAAATTGTTTGGCAAGCGCCTCATAATCAACTGCCGCTGGTTGTTGCGCAGGCGACGCGCCGCTTGCGCCGTCAACAGACGCGGATACGCCCCCAAATTGTTTAGCCAGCGCCTCGTAATCCATTAAAGCCCCGCTGCGCGTTTGAAGTTATTCAAAGCTTCCTGAGAAGGGAAGGTATGAACTTTATTATCTGGCGTAGTGACTGCAAACGATGTTGCGCTTGACGCGGGCGTTTTTTTGTCCGTGGCAGGCGCTCCAATCTCTACATCCTTGCCGCTAGACCAAGCTTCCAATGTATTTTTAAGCTGACGGAAACCGGCAACGCGTTCTTCGGCGGGTTTATTTGGATTAGCTATATCGGCAACTAATCCTTGAATAAATTGAACGTCCTTATTGGAAACTCCCGCGTTAAGCTTGCCGTTAAGAAGCTCAAACGTCATTTGTTTGGCAATGTGATCCAGTTGTGCAATATTCTGCATACCTGGCGTCGCCCCACCACCTAAACCAGATGGTATTGCGCCTTTAATCTCCGCACCCATATGTTCCACAAGGCCGGATGTAGACGCCTTAATCAGATCTTCAATTTTTTTGGCGTTTTCGCCGCCCGCAGTGCGAAGGAGAAGCTGCGCGCCTTCTTTCTTGTTAGCTTTAAGCGTTTCCTGCGCTGTCGTAGCTTTGGCAGTTTCGGTCGCCGTTGTTGTCGCCCCCGCCTGCGCCGCTACGCGCGCTTGCCTTTGCGCCTCTGCTTCCGCAAAAGTCGTAGGAGCGCGCGGCGGCGCAACCGTAGGCGCAGCAGCAACGGCGGCGGGCATTGCAACGGCAGGCGTCGGCGCGCCCGGTATCTGAGGTTGCAACGACAACATCGCGTTCTGCGGAGGCGCAGCGCCAAACATGTTAGCCGTCAACGCGTTATTGACCGTAGGTGCGCCAAGCGACATGGGCGCACCGCCCGCAGGCACAAACCCTGTAGGTGCCCCGCCCAAACGGGCGTTGCCAGCAGTCATGGACGCAGCCAAACCGGGCTCACCACCAAACTTGCTGTTGGCCCAATTTTGCAAATCACCCACAGTCTTGTTTCTGAGCGCAAGAACTTCTGGGTTGGCTTTGATGGCGTCTGCACTGACAACTTGCGACAGCGGCGTATTGGGATCTGCGCTCAGGACGTTACGCGCCCCGCCAGCACCAAGGAAATGCGCCAAATAGACATTGCCGGGCGTAGGCTGGATGCCCGCGCTTGTAAGTGACGCAATGTTGTCCGTGCGGAGTTTTTGCTCTAGCACGGCTTCTATTGGCGTTCCATCAGCCAACTTGGTGCCGCGCAGCGCAAGAATTTCCGCAGGCGATTTGTTTGCCAGTTCAGGAAACGCTTTTTTGGCCGTGTCAACAAAAGTGCCGTTGATAAATTGACCAAATCCCTGCGCCGTCGAACGGGAATTTTTATCAACGCCTTCAGCAGCGTTAAGGTTTCGCGAATATGCGTCGCCAATAACGGGCACATTAGCGGCAGTAGGCTGTCGCATAACCGCAGCAGGCGTATTTGCGGAGGCGGCAAACGGTTGTGCCCCCGCAGCGGCAGGCGCTCCCCCTGACGGGGCTTCCTGCGCCATCCTAAACGTGCCCGCTCCTTTATTTACGATCATGGGCGGCATACCGGCGACCGTCGATACAGTCGGCTGGTTTGCCAATTTTTCTGCGGCTTGCGCTTGCGCGGCTTGTTCAGCAGTAAGCACTTGCTGGCTCAAAACTTTACGGTCAAGATTCGGGGGCAACACCGCGTCCCATTCAGGATGCATTTGCACAGCACTAGACCGCAAAGTGCCATATGCTGCCGCAGCACGCGCGTCATCAGGATACGCCAACACGTTTTTAAGCTGTTCAGTCAAATGTTTTGCGTTAGCTGCCACAGTTTCTGCTTGCGCCTTTTTCAGCGTTTCTGGCTGCAATGCAAGTTCGCCCTCAGTCTTCTTTCGTGTAAGCGCCGCGTTCTGCAATTCAGCTTGACCTTTTTCAAGCGTCATACCCATCGTAGGTGATATGCGGTAAACTTGTTTCAAAAAATCAGGCGAATTGCGGTCAACGCCGCTTTCAAGAAGCGAACGCAATTGATTCTGCTCTTGCGCCGCCCGCTGAACTTCAGCCAATTGCGCTTGGTGAAGTTGCATCTGGTTGGCCTGCGAGGCCATAGCAAGCATGTTTGGCGCTTGATACTGCTGAAGCTGCGGAAGCGCGGCGTTATAGTCAACCATCGTTCTGTCCTTAATTTCCGGAGGGAACGCCGCTCATGAACGGACCTTGGCCGGTATATCCGGCTGCACCATAACTGTACGGGTTCATTCCGCCGCCACGGTTCAGATAATTGTTCATGGTGTATGAACTCATGCCCTGATTGAGCGCGTTTGTCACGGCGTTAGATGTGTTCAAGTAGCCCGTTGCCTGCGCGTTACCACTTGCAACGCCTGCTTGCGCAACGCCTTGCCCGGCGGCGGTATACGTGTTGCCCATATTAGATCCGGTATTTTGCGCGTTGGCCGCAGATCCTGCCGCCGCCGCTTGACCACCTGCGTACAGATTCTGCAACGGTGCAAGTTGTGCTGTCCGGTTGGTTTGATAACGGTTGAAGGCGTTCTGATATTCTTGTGACCCAAGATTCTGACCGTAGTCAAGCGCGCCTTTGATGTTTGCGCCTGCTTGGCCCATACCTTTAGCAGCGGCGCTGGCGTTCAACGCTTTCATACCTTGTTCAAGCCGAAACTGATAACCAGGATCTGCAGTGAAGTCAGACATGCCAAAATCTTTGGCGTATTTGCCGTAATTCGCCGCTGTGGTATCGCCGCCAATTCCCAACATCTGCATAAGTTGGTTCTGAGCTGTAACGCCGCCCTCTCGATAAGGCGCAAGATCCGCCCGACCAAGATCAAACATCTCTCGTTGAGCAGCAATGCTCTTGTCCGCAGCCGCTTGTTGAGCGGCGGCGCTTTGCGCGGCAGCGTTTTTTTGTGCGTTAGCGGCTTGGCTGGATGCATAAATGCCGGCCCCTGCGCTCAAAACCGCAGCCCCACCGATTGCGCTCGCTATGAAAGTCATGGCTCTATCCTTTGCAGAGCTTCGACAGAAGCTATCATGCCCATATCGCCATAATCAGGCGCAATTAGCTCAACTTCCATCTTATCAAGGTTTTCCTCGCCTGTAAATTTGGTTTGATGAACCGTCACCCAAATGGTGTCTTCTTCAATGTACACCGCACGTTTTAATCCTACTTCGGACACAAACATGCAAGGGGCCTCAAAAACTTTGGGGCCAAACTCGGTTGCGACAGACACTTTGCCCTTCATAATGAAGTTCAGGTGCGCGTGGCGGTGGATCTTGCCAACGACCAGCGCCCCCTTGGGCATAAAGATTTGACGGGCGTAGGTGCCACAACCGTATTCCTCATGGATTGGCGTGTATGTATGCGTCAGCGTACACTGGCCGCTGGCATCCATCGCCGGATTGTCGCGGGCTATGGCGTCCATACGCGCTTGCGCGTTCAGAATCTTTTCCCTGAACGTGACCCTATCCAGCGTGTTGGCTTCAGCAGGCAGCATACATCACCTCAAGACAATTGTTTGTGAAGCAAGGGCGGCAGCACCTCGGCCTGCGCCCGCACCATCTCGTTGCGGAAGCTTTCAGTCGCCGCAGCGCCCTGCCGCGCCTCCTTAGCAACCTCGATCTGGAGCATGGGCATGGCTGTGATGGCGCACATCCATTCGTCAATTTCCTGCCCCGTCTGCGGGTTTGTGCCACGCAACTGCGTGAACCAAGCGCATTGGAGCTGGACGCACTCCTTCTTGATCAGCGGGCAAAATGAACCGTTCTTGAGCTGCATCGTCAGTCCTTGGTCGCAATGATAACATCGACGTACTGGACGGCAAAGTCCATTGCCGTGCCGCTACCGGTATTTTGAATAGAAATGCCAGTGGTGCTAGATCCAGTATTTGCGGTAACTTGTGGGTCAAATGATCCACCTTGAATACCGCCCGATCCACCTGTGATAACGGTATATGTATGCGAATGACCAGGGTCTGTCACCGCATGGGTATGCGCGGGCATATTAGCGATTGTAATGGTACGCGCGCCAAAGACCGTGGTAAAATTGGTTGTACCACCGCTACCAGCACTTCCTGATACTACACGCAACGCTTTATTGTCATGCGTGGTTGATTTGGTCCAACCAGTAGGCGCAGCAGTCTGAACAAACGTCATGGTCGTGCCCGTAGGTAGGTACGCCCATGCGCCCTTAAACACGCCGGGGCTGGCAATTTCTAACGCTGCGGATGGGACCGCAGTACCGATACCAACCTGGCCGTCCGAATCAATGATGAACGGCGTCGCGTCGGGGTTGGTCGAGTCCTGCACTTTTAGCGCCGGGCCGGTGCCTGTCTGTGTAATCTGTAACGCGGGCGTAGGCGTGTTGGAGTCGATGGTAACGTTACCGGACAAGACAGGTGACACCGCAGATGTAGGCGCAGAAATGTTATCCACGGACCATATCAGAACGTCAGACGCATCCTTAAGGATAAACTTGTAGATGGCCCCACCCAACCAGACATTGGCTTCGCCGCGAGAGTCCAAGATAATGGGGTTGGTATTGGACGCCGTTGCCGTGGAATCGGTATACGTTGTCTGCAACGTAGTTGTTCCGGCGATATAAGTGTACAGTTTGCCGCCTACCAACGGTTGACCCGCAGCGTCTATGAAAGCCATTTTAGCGGTGGGAGAAAGAACAGCCATTATTCACCTATATTGCAAGACACGGTCAAGATGACCGATGGGATGGCCGGTACAGGAGCAGATGCCGCTATGCGAGCTATCTGAACATTCGTGTTAGTAGTAGACCACATTAACCGGAAATAGTCACCTGCGCTCATACGGATAACAAAATTCCATGCCGCAACGTAAGCGTTGCTAGATCCAGACATAGTTATTTTGGTAGCGCTTTCAGGTACGGACGTCCCGTTTACGTCCGCCCAAATGTATACATCTTTAGTCGAAGCATTGGTGCTGACCAATTGCAACGAGAATTGGATGTTGTACGATCCCGTGCGGTCTACATAGACCCGTGACGTTGGCGACCCGATACTGACGCCTTGACTCAAACTGGTGTGGTCAAGCGTTATTGCATACGCGGTATTAATTATGGCGGCAGTTTGCGTGGTGGTGTCGTAAAACGACCCGCTTCGCAAAGAGCCGCTACCAAGAATAGCGTACAAGTTATAGAAATACCGATACCACGCCCGCGTCACGTAATTTGTCATTGCGTCCCAAATAGGAACACGAGGCGCGGGTATTTGTGTGATGTTATCAGGCATTGGTGGGGCTCACGATCAGTTCCGCGCCCATAATGGCAATTTTGACAGGATCTGTACCAGAAATCTCGTATACACGATCACGAAGTTTCATGGTCATGCCAAGTCGCCGCCACAGGACGCGCCGCCCGGTCTCACCAATCTTGCCCATAGATTTCCAATGTTCGTTGGACCAAGTATGCCCGCCATCGTCAGACCAGCGCAACATAATTTGAGGGTCTGTGCCTTGCACAACAATTGCAGGTCTGAACTCATCCGCGCTGCCGCTTATGGACATTCCGGCAATTGCATCTGACGAAATGCTGCTCAGTTCAGCAATTACATCTACGGCGTCGCCGTTGTCCAGACCCACACCAGATTCACAGTCAAGCTGAAGGCTGTGTTGGGTGGTGCGCTTAAGATTGTTGGTTCCGGTAGGCAACGCCCGCCATGAACGAAGCCATTTTTGAACGGTCCCCGCTTCAGTGTAAACGGTAGGGTCGTATGCGTAGATTGCGCCCGCGATGTAATCGCCAATCACAATTTGGCCGTTGAACGCCATCTGGCAGTTCCCGCGATGACGGGTAAACTGGTTGTTAAGCCAGCCCGCGCGTTGATGCCAAACTTGGGTTGCCACATCGTAGACCCAAGTGATATTAGCGCCGGGGAAGTTCAGCACATAGAATGAATGGCCATCCTGCTGGTATGTGTACGCAACCGCGTCTGAGATGTCTGCGTACTGCTGGATCTGCCATTCAACGGAATGCGTCGAGATGCGAGTGCCCGCGTAACCATTTGAGCGGTACACCATACCACGCCCGCGAGCGTCCGCGCTCAACCAGAACACGCCATTGTCAAGCTTGGCGACCGAAAATGGTGCGGCGCAACCAATCTCGATAAACGCGCCTTGGATGCGCGCCAGCGGGAAGTCTGGCAAACCGGCGTCATACCAAACTTCAATGGACGATTGCCCAAACAACCAGATCTCTCGGTGATCCACAATCAACGACACAAGATTGTCTGGCGAACCTTCGGCGCTGGCAAAATCAAGTGGGTCAACGGACGTACCGTCGTACAACGCCGTAACCCAAAACTTTTGGCTGTTAGGCTGATTGTAAACGAAATAACCGTCGATGAACCCGACAGTCACCGCGCCCGCAAAATCCACGTCCGTGATTTGCGCGAATACATCTGTATTAGCGTTGTAG